AGGCCCGCCCATTCCGTCGATTTTGCCCGGGTCGAAACCGTGAGCCTTTAGCCGCGTTTGTATCTCTCTAGTCGTCATGGTTGTAATTGCGTTAGGGTTGATCGATTAAAACAATTGCACGCGCTTGGATGTGACGATGCGAAGGATAAAGTTAAGAACGGTCAAGGCTCCAACTGCAAGCTCTGGGTTTTCCGAAACGATAGCAGCGGCAGGCGGATAGATGACGGCAATCGCGGCAAGGGCGTTAAGGATGACGGTTTTTGATGCGAATAGGCTTTTGGTGTTCATAACGGTTTTGGTTTGTGCTTTTGTTAGCATAATGCTGGTGAGTAGTTTGAGAGGGTTCATTTTTAGCGGAAAGAAAGACCTACCATATTATACTGGTTTGATGAACCGAATGTTGCAGTTTCGACCAGTCCAGTGACGGTTGCAGTAGGGGAAATATAAGCGCTTTCGTGAAGTCTTGTATTTATCAGCTCCGAAGTCGCTTCCGTTGCGCTCGACCATGTCATTGTTGTAGCATTTATTACAGCCGCGTAAATCGCTGCCCCTCCCGATGTTGTATTTAGCGTGATTGATGCGCTGCCAGATGTCCCCTGCCCTGGCGCTGATGTGCTGACTGGCGTGGCGGAATTGTATCCCGATACTAGATAGACCGATACAACCGCGCTTGGGTTTGTTCCGCCTCGCGAGCCGGATAGCGTTACGCTTACATTGTGAGTGCCGCTAGATTTAACAATATATCCTGCTGCAGAATTAGTATTTACACTTTCAGATGCTGTTAATAGAGTAGCTGCTTCACCTCCTATGCTAACTGATGACACGCTACGCGAAGAGCTTCCTCGAGAAGTAAACATGGCAACAACTACTCCTGCCGCTGATGTTGTAAAATTGCCAAAATCGTAAGTCGTTTGATCGGTCGAGTTTGTCGCCGATCCGATAAACGTCAACGCAAATGACGGTTGAAGAAACGCGCTTTTGTGTGCCGCGAACATAGCTTAGAAGTTTTGACCGAATACGGAGCCGTAAGTATTTGTCCCGTCTTGGAAAAATGTAAAGATATCAAACTTACCATTTACCGATGTTGCGGTTGGTGCTGATCCGCCCGCCCATTTAACGGTTGCGCCTGCCCATGTTAGTGTATGTGTGCCGCCATAAGCAACGATGATGATAAAGCTTTTTCCTGTCGCGCTGGTCGGCAGTGTGATGGTCAAATTGGCGTTACTCGTAAACTTTTGAACCGTGCCATTTGCAAGGTTGACAGTAAATGATGATCCAGCAGATGGCGCGTGTGTCGTCTCAACGTAGTTGGTGACGGTAGGGTTTGTAATCGCTGGAGTTGTCAGCGTCTTATTGGTCAAGGTAGCGGTGACAGAATCGTAATAGGTCTTGATCGCTGCTTTTAGATTTGACCATGTGACATATTTAAGGACGTTCGACGCTGCTGAGTCGGTAATTGCAAATTTATCGGCATCGGCTGGCGTGGTTTTTGACGATGATGCGTTGATTGCGCTTTCGGCTGATGGCGTCCGTCTTACGATTGCGCGCCATTCGTTTACACCGTATTTGTAAACCTCTACAGTTTCTCCCAGTTGTAACTCAATATCACTGGTTAGATTTTCCCCATGATATAAAACTCCTCCGCTTTCGACTTTTAAATAACATTGATAAGCTCCTAATTCTTTGCAGGCCCAAATGACGGTATTATCAGGCCATGCAACTGTCCCCTCTAACGGAATAGTCAACGTGACATTCGCAGAGCTGCCATCGATGCGTAAAAACTTTCCGGCATCGGTTAAAACTAGATCGCTTGTAGAATTATAGCTGACTGTCCCACTAGGGCCAGCTTCTCCACCTCCGCCCCCTCCTCCGCCGCCTTCGGGAGTTGCCCATGTAGGCGCTCCGTCTGCTACGGTTAAAACCTGTCCAGTGGTTCCAATCGCGAGACGTTGCGGCGCTCCTGCCTCGCCTCCTTTGATGATGTCGCCCGCGTTGGTCATCGGGTTAGTCATTCCGGCGATTTCGTCGCCCCATTGAGGCAAGCCGGAGTCAGCGCGCAAAACCTTTCCGGTAGTGCCGATTGGCAATGCCTCAAGATTCCCGTCACTATTCCGGTAGATCATGTCTCCCGTTGCCGTCGTCGGGTCGGCCAGTGAATCGCTGTATTGCGGCAGGAAAACCCATGCTTTCGCGTTTGTAACTGGGTCGTGATCGTCGGGTAGGATGTAATCGGGTGACGATTCGGCCTCGGCGCTCGTTTCGAGACGATATAGTCTCACTTGGTTAAGATCGGCGTCTGTATCTTTAAACGCGACCACTCCTCCAACTGGTCTAGCTACGGTCGGTATCCCGTCAAGGTCTGAAGCCGTGCCGCCCGTTTTTGATGTAATGGTAGGTAGCCACTCGTAACCGCTGGCCTTTAGCAAATATTCATCAGGCGACTCGGCGTTGACTGGAGTTGCCTCATCTCCATAGATTAGATCATGATTGATCTGATAAGGCACGGGCAAGACGGAGCTTGACCATGGACCAGAGCCGCCGACTTGGTAGGTCACCTCAAGACCACACGACAGGCTGGCGATGTCGTCGGTATCGTCCTCGTTTCCTCGCTCGAGATCGGTGTTGATTTGCTCGGTGTTTAGATTGAGCGCGCCCGTGTAAGTTTCGGCGGTTCCGTCATACGTAAAAGTTGCGGTGCTTGCCAAAACGGGCCCGTCCGAAAATTCGCCGGCGGCTTTAATCGCAAGTTGAATAACCGTTCCACCGGGTAGCTGGACAGGTTCCCACGTAGGCGCTTCAAACAGGATGGATGAGCCTAGCGGATCGGCGCTCCTGCCGAATTGCAACTCGACGGGCTGGCCGTCTCCAGCTTTGCCGATGTATCCGCTCGCAGGAGTTGACTGCCCAGGGGCTTCAACAAGGTAGCCTAGCCTAAGATCAAAAAAGAGGCGCATGTCTAACACTAACAGCAAAACACGCGCTTTCAATCTTGTAAATCGCGGTTTTTTGGCGCAAAGTTAGGCTATGGATATTGATGTGAGAGGAAAAAGGCCGGTCGTTGATTTTGACCGAATCAATGCCGGAGACGTTTTGCCTCTCATTGTTCGGGGCGTCGAAGTAGCTGAAGGCGATGATGTCGAGGTTATTGTCGATACTCCAACTCCGCTGCGGATTGAGTCCGGCAAGATCCGAATCAATGCTGTGAGCGAGTCTACCAGGTGGATTGATGCCGATGATTTGTCGCCGTATGTGTTAGGGTTGGCGCTAGATGAGGCGCTTACAGATGTAACCGTTGAGGTGAAATCGGATTCGGTCGTTTTGTATTTCGATACGAATATACAAGACGGAGACGCTCCCGTCCTTGAACATTCGGGTCTTGGCGAGCTGCCAGATTTCGTCACGCGGAAAGGTCAGCGTGTTTTTGTGATTCGGCTAGAGGTCGTTACACTCGCGCTTGAGGGTTCATTTATTGCGCTTGATCCGGCAGAATTTACGATGACGGAGGTCGAAGCGGGAAGCGTTACTGATCGCGCGGAGTATATCCTTGAGCTATCCGATTATCCTGATTTCGGGTTTTTCCGAATTAGCTCAGGCACTGATAGGACGGATGAGTTGTATTGGCAGGCTGGTGCGTGGGAAATCTCACGGGCATTGCGAGCGGCACACATCGACGGGTTTTCTGTTTTTGCTAATCAGGCTAATCCTCCAGCGTTTCGGATTTTGGCGGATGAGGTTGGCATCACTCCGGCGCTTTCGGTCGAGTCGCTGCTCTTTGGCCCGATTGGTTTTGAGGCGTCAGTCGATCTTTCGGAATTGTCGCTGCGTGCCGGATTGGCTGGCATTAGGTCGATGACTTGCAATTTTGTTGTCAGGGTGAACGGAATCACTGTGTTTTCCAATTTGTTTCCGCTCTCTCGATTAATCCGAGGAGGCTCCATTGCTGGCGATTGAGACATACCGTAGGCGCACGGTCGATCACGCATCGCGAGCGTTTAGATTTCGGCGCTCATTATCCGCCGTGGAATGGTCTGAACGTATCCGCCGCATGGGTGACGGGTCAAAGTTTCGCTATTCGTTTGCGCCATTCCAGCGCGAAATGACGGAGGCTCCGTTTGATCCGGCTGTGCAGGAGACGGTTTACATGATGGCGTCGCGGCTCGGCAAGACTGAGGTAATCAGCAACATTATCGGGCATGGCACGGCTGAGCGGCCTCGACGTATCCTCGTCATGTATCCGACAATTTCGCAGGCGGAAAAATGGAGCAAGGAAACGTATATGGAGGAGCTGGTCGCGTCTACTCCTGAGCTTTTCGAGCTTGTCGGTGATGGCGCGGGTAAACGAAAGGCGGGTAACACGATCTTGCACAAAATGTTCCCGGGTGGGCTGATCTCAATATTTGGCGCAAACTCACCTGGCGAGATGAGACGGGCGAAAGGTAATCTGCTTCTTGCAGATGAGATCGACGCCATCGCCGCAAATGAAGGAGGCGAAGGCGATCCGCTCGACATTTTAAAGGTTCGCGGGTCCGAATACCCTGACACGATACAAATTTACGCGTCATACCCTAGCCTAAAAGGTAAGAGCAAGATCGAAGAAAAGATGCTTAAATCGGATTGGCGCGTTTGGACAATGCCCTGTGTCCATTGTGGTGAGCCTGTTGTATTTCATCGTAGGCAACTCCGATACAATACAGCGGAGCCGGAAAACGCGTGGATTGAATGCCCTGCGCAACAATGCCGGATTAGTGACGATGATAGGGTTAAAATGATTATGGCCGGCGAATGGGTGGCAACTCGCCCATTTAAAGGCATCGCCGGGTTTCATGCCTCGCGTATGATTTCGCCGCATCCGGTCCAAAAGGGTTTCGCGTCTCATCTGCACTGGGCCGCTGCTCAGGAGATGGCTGTTGAAGCGTCACACAATCCAGAGCGGGCGCGGCGGGTGCTGGTAAATACGTTCGACGGCGAAACGTATATTCCGCCGGAGGTTGACGTTCCCGATCCGGTCGAGGTCGAGCGTGGCGCCTACCCGTATTTGCGCGAGGATGACGGGAAAATCTTTATCCCTGATGGTGTCCTCGTTATTTGTGGCGGCGCTGATGTCCAAGGTGATCGGGTCGAGCTTGAGGTTGTCGGGTTTGGTCTTGAGGGGCAGACATGGGGGCTTGGCGTTTACATTTTTGAGGGTAGCCCGGATACGGCTAACCCGTGGGAGGCATTTGATAAGGTTCTGGCGCTTAAATATTACCGATCTGATGGGCGGGAAATGCGGATTGTTAGGACTTTTGTCGACTCCAAATATCGTCCCGATCCGGTAAAAGCATTTACCCGGGCAAGGTCAAGGATAGGCGTGTTTTCGTGCTACGGCTCAACGGTTTTAGGAAGGGAAATCGTATCAAAGCCGAAGCGGACTAAATCGCAAATTGTTTACGAGGTAGGCGGTCATGAGGCAAAGAGCATGATTTATCAGCGCGCGCGGATTAAACCCGATACAGAGGGGAACTATCCTCACGGCTACATGCACCACCCTGTCGGGTTTGGATATACAGAAAACTACTACCAGCAATTGCTCTCTGAGCGCGTCGAGTTGAAAAAGGCAAGCGACGGTGACTATTACGAATTTTTCTCAAATCCTGACAGGGTGCGAAATGAGGCGCTAGATCGGCGAGTTTATGCAATGGCGGCTGAGCGGTCACTCAATCCAGCCTATGAGCGGATTGCCGCTAAATATGCTGGGCCTCCCACAAAAGGCGAAAACTATATGCTAAATGCCTAGCAAATACCCAAAAGTGGGTTGTAAATGCCCGAAAATAGGAAGAAAGTAAGGCATGAGTCTGCCTTTATTCCATCGCGCTGGTGATTTGTTAGAGTTTACCGCCTTAGGTGACGTCACATCACGTTGCATCCTGCGCCATTCGGTCACGGGGCGGATTTATGAGGTCACGGCGTCGAGCGTTTCGGGTGACGAGGCGACGTTTATTTTCCAGCCTAGCGAGACTGCCTCGGCTCCGGTTGGAACCTATGCGGTCGCGATCATCACTGAGACAGGTGGGCGGTCCACTCAGCAAATAGGGACGATTAACGTATTGGTTCCTTTTGATCGAGCGCCGCAAGAAAGCCACGCTCGGCTAATGGTCGGACTGTTAGAGGCTCATCTTCAAGGCCGGATTGCGGATGACAAGGGCCGAGGGATTGAATCCTACACTGTCGCGGGAGTTCCCATTTCAAAGATTCCGATTCAGGAGGCGGCATTGCTGCTCACCAATTACCGAGTCCAGCTCGCCGCCGAGGAAGACAAAGAGCGCGCGAGCCTCGGACTCTCTAACCGTCGCATAATCAGAACACGCTTTACACGATGAAACTATTTGGCCTTAACATTACCAGAGACGGCGCGCCCAAATCGCGCAGAAACTACGACGGCGCCCGGCGTGACGATTACACCGCTGACTGGCTGATGACGGATGGACCGTCTGATGTTGTTAGCCGTGCATCAGTCGCAACTCTGCGGACACGTGGACGCGACCTCGAGAGAAACAATCCCTACGCGGAGGCTATTTTGTCGGAATGTGAGAGTAATATCGTCGGCCCGAATGGGTTTATGATTAAGCCTAAGCCGCGCAAGATGGACTCTCGAGTAAAAGGCGGTATGACTTCGGTGGTAGATACGGTCGCGGCTGAGAAAATCGGGAACTGGTGGGCTGATCATTGTCGCCGTGGAAATTTCGACGTTACAGGCCAATTCAGCGCGGCGGAATATACGCGGATGGCTGTCCGATCAACTGTCCGAGACGGCGGATCGTTAACGCGCATGGTTGACGGTTTTGCGGGTAACTCGACCAGGTTTGCGGTGCAAGGCCTGGAGATTGATACGCTCGATCCCGCCTTTAACGATCCGGCACAAAACATCTCGATGTCGGTCCAGTTTGATGATTGGTGGAAGCCCGTCACGTATTATCTTAAAGAGATCCGCCGAGACGGTCAGAATAGGACGTTTGAGCGCAAACCGATCACGGCTAGGGACATCCTGCACGTCCACCGCGCTCATCGATTTTCGGCCACTCAGTCGCCTTCGTGGCTCGCAACCGCTATGCTCTCAATCCGCCATCTAAACCAGTTTGAGATTGCTGAGGTGATCGCGGCCCGTAGCGAGGCGGAAAAGCTCGGGTTTTTTAAAGAGACGGGAGAAGGCCGATACGAGGGAGAGGACGACGGCACGGGTCGTTTGATTGCACCTAGCTCGCCCGGGCAATGGGAGCGACTGCCTGCCGGGGTTGAGCCTCATTCGCTCGATCCGTCACACCCTAACAGTAATTTTCCCGACTTCAGAAAGGCGATTCTTCGCCAGATTTGCGCTGGGTTGCCAGTCAATTACAATATCATCGCGCAAGATTTGGAGGGCGTGTCGTTTAGCTCGATTAGGCAAGGAGTTCTGTCCGAACGAGATTCGTGGCGGGTCATGCAAAACTTTTTCGCAGACTCTCTCATCTGTCCCATTTATGAGCGCGCCCTTCTCATGGCCCTAACAAGCGGACAAATTGAAGGACTGACAGAACGGGACTATTCGCGGCTGGTCTATAAAGAAATCTCCGGTCGCAACTGGCATTGGGTTGATCCGGTGCGCGACATTGAGGCCAAAGAGCGCGAGGTGGCTCTCGGTATCAACTCGCGGCAGAACATCGCAAGGGAGGCAGGTCGTCCTGATTTCTCCGTTATCGCCAGGGAAAACGAGGAAGATTCGGCTATTTTGGAATCAGCAGGTTTGCCTACGAATGCGGGTAAAGCTCAAGCTGCTCCGGTTCCGGTCAGGATTGAGGAGTAGTCGCAAAAACAACCCGCCCCTTTTGAGGGCGGGGTGGAATCGGATGCGGCGTCTTGTTCAGCGTTGGGTTAGGCGTCGCATTCTGGGAGACGCTTCACGCCGTAGTTCTTGGATGCCGCGAACTCACGGGCTTCTGCTGCCGTGTCGAAAGTCTTGGAGGGGAAAATGTCACCCTTCCAACGGCAGAGCGACCAGCCGCCCTCAGCGTTGCGAATGAGCATGGCAATCGTGTCGTGTGCGGGACGCCCGCCCTTTTTCCCATTCTCTCGGGCGGCGACGGTGGTGATGTTGTTTGCTGTTGCTGTCATGTTTAGACAGTAACTGAGTTACCC